ATATTGTGTTTCAAGCGACTAAAGGTTTCGGAACCATAAACATTATGCCTGATTCAGGCGAAGTGAAAGTTGATTTGGTTGGAAATAAAGGCAACAAGAAAACAAAAAGTTCTTTTATGTTTTCTGTCGCTGGAAACAACAAAAAGACATTAGGATTTATGAGAACTCATAAAAACACACCGATGTTATTTTGTGTGACAGAGCGTGACGGTCAGACACGATTAGTTGGCGATAAATTCAACCCAGCTTACATTGTGGAAGCTCCAGGAACAACTGGAAAAGGGGGTGAGGATGACAAAATGGTAGCGTTTACCATTGAATCGTTTTGTGTGCCAATTGTTTATTCGGGTGCAATTCAATTACCAGTTGTAATTTAATATGCATAGATATTTTGAAATAGTAAACCTTGCAGTTCCATGTGCCTTCATTTTAAAAGATGGCACACGGTTCTGTTTGCAAACTGGAATTCCTAATAATTCGTTCACTGTTTATAAAACAGGCTTTCAATATTTAGGTCTAAAGCCAGGAGCGGAAGTTCTTTTCAAAAAGGAATCGCAGGAAACTTTGCTTAAATTGATTTCGCAAGCTCGAAGAATCGAGGATGTTGAAGTTTTGGCTTTGGCCAAAAAAAGCAAAGTAATAAAAGCCGCTGCAGCTGAGAAAATTGCAGCATTAAATATTTAACCAAAACCCTTTCAATATGAAAACGTTTTTCTTAGTTGCCTTTGGCATGTTAGCTTTCAGTTGTTCGGCAATGATGGATACCGATGTCGGTTTGTTCCATCAACCGAATGCTTATGAAATGAGCGAATTCGATTCGCAATCATTTGTGATCAAAGAAGTGTTTTTTGAAACAAATGAATTTGTTTTTGCGGTTCAACCCGTATTTGTGAAAATAGATTTCACTCCATTAGTTCCTGTCGTTATTGACAAATCTTATCAGTTTTTTAAACCTCAGATTTACGAGGATGAATCGGATTTGCTTATAAGTGTCAATTATAGTTCGAGGAACATTAGTAAAAATTTGAATATTTTGCGGGATAAAATACCTAGAAAGTAGTTTGTTGATTGTTTTTAGTTAGTTGAAAAGCCTGGTATTTTATCAGGCTTTTTTTTAAAGTTAGAAAATGGATATTAAAAAGTGGTTTGAAGTTTCAGGAACGTACCAGGAAGGATTGGCATTGTATGCTCAATTACCTATTTGTTCCAATACTTTTTTAAGAATGCTGCAAAAGGAAACGTCTACTAATTTTCTAAAATTAAAATACGAACTCAAGAAGGCTTCAATGAGCGGGCAATCGGCAAACGTTTCTAAAATAGAAATCAGTGCAACTGAGCCAAAAAAAGAACTACAAGAAGAACCTTTACTTGATCTGATTGTAAGACAATCGGCAGCTGTTTCGTTTCAAAAAGAAACAATGGCACTTTACCCGATGGAACTGCACGGGACTTATCGCGAAAGAGTGAATAATTTTTATAAAGCATGCGAATTAAAGTTTCAACTGAATGCGGTTCCGGCACGTCGTGAAGAGGAAGCCTTGAAAATAATAATCCAATTGGAAGATTTGTGGACCAAAATCGACCGCGCTTGGATGATACTTGATCATTGGAAAGATCACAATAGGATTATGCCTGTAGAAGTCAGCGAGGATTTTACACAGCTTTCTCCTATAAAAATAGTTATGATGCGAAATAATCTCGAAGCGAGAATTAGTAAACGTCAGAAAACTATCGATTCTTTTACCAAACAAGTTTCTGATAATCCAGAGGATCGGTCTATTTCTAATTTACTAAATCGAAAGCTAGAGCAGTTGCATCAGCTGAAAATAGATTTAGAAACTGTTAGAAATTTAATTAAAAATGAATGATTTATTAGTAGCTCCATTGGAGTGGTCAACTGAAAAAAGAAAAGTGAAGGAATTAATTCCTTACGAATACAATCCTCGAATCTTAACTGAGGATAAAAAGCAAAAATTAAGGGAGTCTCTCGAGAAGTACAACCTTGCCGAAATTCCTGCAATTAACACCAATAACATCATTATTGCCGGACATCAAAGGATTATTGTTTTGATGGAAATAGGAAGAGGCGATGATCTTATTGATGTCAGAGTTCCCAACCGCGAATTGACCGAAACCGAATTTAAAGAATATAACATTCGCTCGAATGTTGCCGTGGGTGATTGGGATTTAGATATATTGAATTCCATCTTTGACGACATTGATTTGCTTTCTTTGGGATTGAACGTGGACGAAATTCCGCTACCTGAAGATACTTTGCCTGATCATTTAAAAAATGAAGCTGAAGAGGAATTTAATCCAGAACCACCGAAAGAACCTATTTCTGTTTTGGGTGATGTTTATGAGTTTCGTTCCATTCAAAAAAAGTTAGTACACCGATCTGTATGCGGAGATTCGACAGCTCCAGAAGTATACCGGAGTTTGCTGAATGGCGAACAATTTCAACTATTGGTAACTGATCCACCGTATAATATCAATTACGAAGGCGGGACAAAAGACAAAATGAAAATCATGAATGATAACATGTCTTCTGATGATTTCTACACTTTTCTGTTTGGTTTTTACAAGGAATGCTTTTTAAATGCCATTCCTGGTGCAGCCATTTACGTGTTTCATGCAGATACGGAAGGAATAAATTTTCGCAAAGCGTTAAAAGATGCGGGTTTCAAATTGTCGCAATGTTTGATTTGGTTAAAGAATTCAATTGTAATGGGTCGACAAGATTATCATTGGAAACACGAACCTTGTCTTCAGGGCGAAGTGCCAATTCCGGAACCGGAACCGTTGACCCATGATCCTATTTTGTATGGATGGAAAGAAGGAGCGGCACATTCGTGGTATTCCGACAGAAAGCAAACTACTATTTTGGAATTTGCAAGACCCTTCAGAAGCAAGGAACACCCGACAATGAAGCCTGTAGATATGATTGTTTATCTTATAAAAAACAGCTCAAAGCAACGGGAAATTGTGGGTGATAGTTTCTCTGGTTCTGGCACCACTTTAATTGCGTGTGAAATGTCCTGGAGACAAGCTCGAGTAATTGAGCTTGACCCGCGATTTGTCGATGTAAATGTCAAGCGTTGGACGAAGTATATGCGGGATAATCATTTACTTCATGAAGTTTTCAAAAATGGCGAATTAATGAGTAAAGCTGATTTAGATCGTTTTTTTGAGGAATAAAGCAAAGCCACTTTAACGAGTGGCTTTTTTATTGTCCTTTTATAACTACGCTTAACTATTGAAATTGCATAAAAATTCAGAGCATGAGCGGACTTGTCGTTAAAAATAAGAAGGAAACCACTTTAGATAAAATACGCAAGTATTATTTGTCTGGAGAGGATTCGGTCCTTTTGTCTGAGAAACAAACCGAAATCAGGATCAACGTTTATAAAGCGTGGAATTTGATGATCAATTATCATTCGCGCGAGCAAGCAATTAAAACGATGATGACAGAAGGAAGTTCGCGAGCTCAGGCCTATCGTTATGTGAATGATTCATTGTCTGTTTTTGGCAACCCACAAGTGAATCAAAAAGAAGCCAAGCGATATCTTATTGAAGAAGATTTGATGCGTTTGCAACAGAGAGCGATAAAAGAAAAGGACGGTAACCTTGAATTAGCAGTTCTTAAGCAACGAATTAAATTGGGTGGTTTTGATAAAGACATCGATCCTAAATTCAATCCTGAAAAACTTCAAGCACAAGTGTATATTCTTAGACCACATCCTGCAGTTTTGAAAATGATGGAAGCGTCTCAAGAAGGCGGTGTTTTCGATTTTAACAATATGGATACTGATGATGTAAATTTTGAGGAAATTCAAGTAAATGAAGATGATGATGGAGAATAACCCCTTAGATTTAAATACCTCGAAAAAGAGGAGTAAAAGAATAGTTCAGCAAAAACAGAACTTAATCCAGCTCAATGCGCCACAATATACCGCTATTTATCAGGCAGGAAAAAAGGTTCATAATCCTAAAAATGGGCTTTTGGAATTTATAAAAACTATTGTTTTGGAATGGGCCCGTGGTACTGGAAAGTCAACTATTCTAGGATGGTTTATTAAAGAAGCAGTCATCCAGATGCCACGAGCTACTGGAATTATCGTTGGGGAAACCTACCTGCAGATACTTTCTAGAACCTTGCCGTCAACTAAGGAAGGTCTTGAAATGTTCGGGCTTTTCGAAGATGTTGATTACGTCGTTGGAAGAAGTGGGAAGTCATACGGTTTCGATATGCCGTTTCAGGCTCCATCAAAAAACTGGGACAATGTTATCCATTTTTCAAATGGATTTATAATGATCCTGGTCTCAAACGATATGCCCAGTTCCGGGCGTGGTATTAACTCTAGTTTCGTAATCGGTGACGAGGCGGTTCTTTTGGATAAAGAGCGCTTATTTAATAATGTGCAAACAACCAACCGGTCCACGTGTGGTGGATTGTATGCTGATAAGCCGTTGTGCAATGCTGAGATATATGCTTCATCCGTTGCCATGAGCAAAAAAGGGCAGTGGTTCACGGATATGGAAGCATTGGCAAAGCGTGAGCCATGGAAGGTATTGTTTATTAAAGCGAATGCTTTCGCTAATAAGTACAATTTAGCGGCGGATTGGTTCGAACGTATGCGCGACAATGCTCCATCTCAGGTGCACTATGATGCTGAGATACTAAATATAAGACCTAAGAAGGTAGCCAATGGTTTTTACCCTTCATTAGACCCAAAGCTTCACTACTATCGCGACGCTTACGACTATGAATACTTACAGAAGGTTGGCGTGCATGCAACTAAGAAGGACTTCAATTGCAAGCAAGACACTGACTTTATGAAGTCAAAGCCGCTTATTATGTCCATTGACTGGGGGAATATCATTACTATGAAGATCGCGCAAGATCAAGGCGATAGGTATCGAGTGCTCAAGACTTTCTTTGTCACTTCTCCAGAGATTATAGACGATATCATTGAGAAGCATTTCTCTCCATACTATGAGGACAAGAAGAAGTCTAACAATGTAATTGAGTTCTACTTTGATAGAAATGGTAATAACAATACGCCTAACTCACGCGTGACGTTTGCTGAGCAAGCTATTGAATGTATGAATCGCGCAGGCTGGAAGGTCAAGGTTAAGGTGCGAAAAGGATCAGAGAATCCACCACATAACGAGAAGTTTATTGTGGTCAATTACTTACTCAAGCACGGTGGATCTAATGGATTACCGATGATTGAGATTAACGAGTCCAATTGTGGCGACATGATTGTATCGCTAGAGAATGCACCAGCTATGGAAGGCAACAGGCCGAATACAATTATCAAAGATAAAAGAAGTGAGAAGTCTAAGACTTTGCCACAAGAACATGCTACTCACTTCTCAGACACGTTCGATATACCATTGTATTGGAAATATCACAAGCAAGTCATGCGACTCATTCAACAGAAGGACGAGCGTGCCTTCATGCCGTTGTTTAAAGGACACGCTATGTCGTGAGACGTTGATTTTGTTGAGTTTATTTAAAAATAACCCACACATATATCGCTTTTTTATTAAATGTTAAGTGTAGAAGCAAGATAGGGGCAAGCCGGATACTTAGAAACAAAAAGAGAATTTATAATCTCTTTTGAAAGTCAAAAAATTGAAAATGAAACGTTTAATTTTTTTTATGTGAGAATGAAGGGTCAAAATGATGTGTTTTTTTGATGTCCTTTTTATAAAAATCTATTAAAACGAAATTTGAAACATGGTTAAGCACATCTTTTTGAGACAAGTTTTAGAAAAAATGAAAGAAACAGACGCAAAAGGAAACGCTATTTCTTTTGATATTGAATTTAGAACCTATAATCGAAATAATAAATCCGGTGGAGCTTTAAAAAAGTATGCCGGTGCAAAATTATTAATAGGTAAAAAGTTGAAAGGAAAAGAATTTAACCCAATGGAGCATTTTTTTAGAGAACATCGGGAACGGAAAAACCCGAACCACTGGCAAAACAAAACCAGAAACCTTGAACTCGTTTCTGGCCACAAACGAAAAACGATTATTTTATACATCACGAAATTTAACGGCGTACAAGTCATATACTAATGAAGCATTTTAAAAATATACATCTCGGAAAGTCCTCAATTGTTTTGACGAAAATTGGAGCGAAAGTAAAACCGGAACCGATTAAAATAAAAATTGATAATTCTAATCAGGATGTTCAGGACGCCATCGTTCCTTGGGGTTCTGATAATTTGTATCCTCAGAATTTTTTCAATAAAAAATATTTAAAAAACGGCGCAGCCGTTGGAGGTCTCGGACTTTTAAAAGCTGCGATAAATGGGAATGGTTTTCATCTTTATAAAAAACAAAAAAACCCGACCACTGGTCAAGTGGAAATCGTTGAAGAGCTTCTCGAAGATTACCCTGAAATCGAACTTTTTTCTTTTGAAAATAATATTGATAAAATGTATTTCGAGAAAATTACCGATCAAGCAATGTGGCAAATGTCATTTACTGAACACGTTTTGTCTCAAGATCAAAATTCTATTGTAAGAGCAAAACGGCACAAAGCGGCACATTGCCGATTTGCGCCAATGGGTCTTGATGGAATTATTCCTTACGTGTACATCAATACCGACTGGTCTGCAGCGGATTTAAATTTCACTGCAAAAATACCTTTTATTGATACGCTTGAAATGACTGCTGACGAGATCAAGGAACATTGTAAAATAAAGAAAATTTATAATTTCATCACGTCATCCATTCAGCCGTTGGTCGATGAATCGTACTACATCAAAACGGATTGGCATGCCGTTGATCGAAGTGGGTGGATGGATGTCGCGAACTCAGTTCCTGAATTAAAGCAGGCTATTTTTGAAAATCAATTGCACTTCAAACACATCATTTATGTTTCGGATTATTATTTTGAAAACTACTACAAGGATGAGTGGGATGATTTTGACGCCGAGAAAAGACAACAATTAAGAGAAAACCTTGCCACTACAATCGATGATCACATGTCAGGAAACAAGGCGGGAGGTCGTTCGCTTACTTCTCCTGTGTTTGAGGAAAACGGCAAAATTGTAAAAGGAATTGAAGTCGTTCCTATTGATAATAAGTTAAAAGACGGCTCCTATCTGCCAGACGGTTCAGCTGCCAATTCAGAAATACTTTGGGCTATGGGTGTGAATCCTGCCATAATTGGTGCAGGAACTCCCGGAGGTTCCAACCTTGGCGGTTCCGGTTCCAACATTCGCGAAGCTTATACCGTACTTTCAGGCAATCAAGTTGCAAAGCGTGTTTACATTCTAGACGATTGGCGGTTATGGCAACAATTCAACGGATGGGACAAACGACTTATTGGTGCTTTTCCAAGCGTTAATCTTACCACTTTAGATAAAAATCCAAGTGGTCAACAAAATATAATTAACGAGTAAAATGGCAAATCTAATATCAAATATTAACGAATTAAAAAAGCACATCATACTTTCTGCAACTTTCGATTTTGCAAAAGTATTACCATTTGCCAAGCGTGCCGAACGTAAATTCCTAGTCAATTTATTAGGTCGCGAACAAACAGATCTAATCATCGAGCACACCTATGATGAA